ATCTGTATAATACTGGCACAGAGCAGAACAAAGAAAAGTATCTGTCACAGATTTATGATGATATTTCAATCCTTGGAAGTGCATCAGGTATCGCCATTGATAGCGCAAAAAGACGCTACAAGGGTGTGAATCTGGAATCAGAACTACGAGAAATTAAGAAAAGACCATATCTACAGGCTGAAGGTGCAGTATTACGGGATGATGGAACGTTACTTATCACAGAACAGAGATATAAGAAAACAGTTGAAGAGTCAACCATTAATAAATACAAGGAACTTGTGCAGCGTAGGAATGAAGCAACGACTGAAGCAGAAATTCAAGAACTCACAGAAGAAATTGACAATCTTTTCCTGAAGGTTAATCCAGATCAATACATGGTGCGACCGCAGTTCACCAAAGGGTTGAAGTCTACTCCGAAGAAGAAAAAGAAACACTTTACAGATGAAAAAGAAAAAGAGCTTCATCGGCAGAAACAAATTCTTCTGGCACAGGAGAGAAAAGCGTTAGAAGAAAAAATCTACATTCCGTTGGAGTGTACAATGGACAAGTTGGCGACTGTCATTAAAGAACATTTGGAACGTGCGGAAAGAACAAAAATGATCACATTTGTTGATATTTTGAATCCAATTCCGAAAGGAACGAAAGCAGATTACAACAGGATCGAAGCAATCAAAAAGATTGGATTAGAGTGGAATAATCGTCTGAATCAGGTTTATGCTAAATATGCCAGTGGTGATATTACCGCAGAAGAAATGTTTGAGTTAAAACAAAATCTGATACAGAATGCCTTGAATGAAATTCGGTATTCAGATGTGAACCAGACCATTGAGCGAAAGATTACGACTTGGGATATTCAGAAATTAATTCGTGATATATTTGACGTTCACCCACGCAAGGACAAACATGGCAAGGTTGTAAAAGATGAAAAAGGAAAAATCGTTCTGGATGATAAGAGGGATAAGCGACTTATCGGTGATAAGAAGAAGCACTGTCTAGGTCAGACTTTACTACAGTGGATATATGAGGTTTATCCAAAAGAGTTTCTTGCAGCGATTAAAAGCAACCCAGGAACAGTGACGTATCTGGAAGAGGTCACAGAAAATGTGACAAGTTCCAAAACATCTGTGAAGAGTCTGAAGGACTTGAATCAACTGATTACAAGGGATGAAATTTATGAATTATATGGAAAAAAATACCAGATAAAAACAAAAGTTGTACAATGATTCTTGAACAGTGTATGGGGGTATTTGGTGCGCTAAGTACCCCTTAAAGAAAATTCCCCATGTGCCCAAAATTGACATTGATAATATACAATAATATCATGATAAAAACAGAATGATGATATTTTGACATATTGCACTATATGGTATATAAAAATAATAATTATATCACTTATATAATGAAAAGTCAAGTGGTAAATTATAAAAACTGTTTGTTTTGTACAACATAATTTAGAAAGGTGGACAAAATGTCACAGGAAAAATTAAGAGATAGGCTTTTAGCTCTCATTAAGGGTGAGGGTATCAATCAGAAGTTTATCGCAAAACAAACACGCATTAGTGAGGGATTATTGTCTCGATTCAAGAATAATAAAGCAGAGCTGCATTTACTTGACAGGGAGTCCCTTGATAAATTCCTTCAGATGAAGGGATATTAATTTTGGTATCAGTATTAAGCGGTAATAGCTTTTAAATAAGCAGAAGTCCGCTTGATATTTAGATATATTTTTGTGATGGAAGACTATTGAAAAATAGTACGAAATTGCGAAGTTTTCAGTATAAGGCATTATCGGAGACTCCTTTTGAGGTTCATGATGTCTTTAATTTCCGTATTAAGTTTAATTATTTAATATTGCGAAATAATCATTGTGTTAAATTTGATTTTTTGTTTTAACAGAACAGGTTTTTTGGTGGGGTTCCCTGTACCTCCTTTAATTATTTAAAAAATCCCACCCATTTTATGATTATTACTTCCATCTGGAAGTTAAATATATTTTTGTGTAGAAAAAATATGGGTTCGTGTGAGCAACGATTTAGGGGCGAAGCATGAAAACAGGAATGGAGATAAAATTATGGAAAACACAAACACAGAAACAACAGTTGTAGATACAGAAATCAAAGATGGGGCATCCGCAGCGGATGAAACTACCAGAGAGGATGTAGATACAGTTACAATGTCAAAGACTGACTATGATAAAGCGATTCAGTCTGCCGAAGATAAAATCCGTGGTCATTATTCAAAAGAGGTTAAAGACCTGAAGGACAAGATCAAGGAGTTGACACCTGTAGAGAAGTCACAGGCTGAGATTGATTTAGAGAATCGTATCGCTGCCCTGGAAGAGTCTGAGAGGATTGTTGCATCTCAAAAGAAGAGACTTGAATTTCAGGAAAATCTTACCAATAAAGGATTAGATAAATCTCTGGTGGATTTTCTAAAAGAAGATACAGATGTGGATGCTCTGGTATCCGTGGTGGATGGAATTGTAAAATCCAGAATGAAATCTACGGGGTATGTACCTACAAGCCATGATTCAGATGATTTAGTGTCACAGGAAGAATTTAATAAAATGTCTTACGATAAACGTGTGGAACTTTATAAAAAGAATCCTACTTTATACGAGAGACTGACAAAAAGAAGAAAATAAAATGAGTGTGTGAAGCACCTATAGCCTATCGGTTATGGGTGTTTTTTATTGCTCAATTTTTTATGAAAGTGAGGAATTAACAATGAGCTTAGTTATTGGTTCAGTATATGCAGATGCAGTTAATAGTAAATTAGGTACTGCACTTAAAATGAAAGATATTGCAACAGATTATACAGATATGGTATCTGAGATTCTGGTTTATGGAGATGAGGTTCATTTTCCAACATTTAACAGACTGACAGATGCAGAGGAAGTTACAAAAGGTACACCACTTACGCCAGAGGAAATCGGTATGTCCGATAGCACTGCAAAAGTAAAACAGACTGGTAAATCTGTCAGAATTTATGATAAGGATAAGGCACAAATTAAAGGTGCGGTTGTGGATGCTATGTCTTCACAGACCGCTGAAGTTATGGCGAAGAAAATTGATTCTGACCTTATTAAAGAAATGGCAGATAATGCGGTATATAAGACTGCACTCACAGGCACAGGCGAGCTTACTGTAGCTGCCATTGATAGTGCTTTTGATTGCTTCGGAGATCAGGTACAGAATAGTTCTTTTGCGGGTATCGTTGCACATGGAAAATTCAGAAGTGCCATTATGAGAATGGATGAATTTACAAAGATTGATAAAACATACGCTGCTTCTGGAAACGGTATTGTGGATGATGCAAACTGTATCGGTATGTGGAATGGTACAATCCCTGTATACCTTTCAGATCAGATGTGGGACGCTACAAACAGTGAGCCTGTAATTGCAATTGTTAAGAAGGGTGCATTAGGATATATCATGCAGAAAGAAACTACTGTCGAGGAGGAGAGAGAGGCGAAATTACTTGCTACTGACCTCATTGCGTCAAACCTCTATGCAGTAAAACTCTTAGATGCTAAAGGTGTATCTATTCTAAAGAAAACTATTGCTTAATAGCAAGTATGGATAATCTCATAGATTCTTACAATCTATGATTTTTTCATATATTGGGGTGTGATGTTATGTCACATGATGTAATGTTGCACCCTATCTTTTTAAGGCAATTATTATTTAAGGAAGGAAGATATAGATGTTAAGACCAAGTGATCTGAAGGATTATCGACTAATGAGAGGTCTGTCCCAGAGGGATGTAGCCATGTATTGCAATTTATCTCATAATTTGATCGGAGATATTGAGTTAGGACAGAGAAATCTTACAGAATATAATTATCAGGAATTTGTCAAGGGTATCAATGCAGCGTCACAGGCAAAAGTCAGAGGTACATTTGATGAAGATAAAAAAAAATTCAATGAAGAAGAGAATGCGTATGAGAATAATCGGCAAAAAGAAAAGAGAGCTGCCGAGAAGAAATCTACGCCAACAAAGAGAAAAAGCACTAAACCGACTTCCAGTAAAACGGTGACAGTGGAAAAATAGGAAGGAGACAAAGTGTTTAAGATAATGATGATGAATGTAATTGTGGGTGCTTGCATAGGTATCTGGACACAATTACGAAAATGGAAAAATTTGACAGAAATAAGAGTCTTGTTAAACAGGAGTTGTTGAACAGTCTGCCGGAGTGGTGGACAGAAATAAATCCAGAGGATTATTATTTAGTGCTTACTGATGATGTGGATTCACTCTTCAGTTGCAAGCGATTAAACACCCTATTTGGAGTAGAAATAGGTGGATTTTATGATTTCAATAGCGGTTTATGGCTCAATGAAGAAAAAATCGACTATGGGTGGAAAACACCTATCTTTGTAGACCTCTCAGTAGGTCAAGATCAATTATGTTTCGACAATCATCGAACATTTCTAAATAACCCATGCAGGGTTAATCCGAACAATTTTCACAACGGAAGATTTAATGAAAAATATAACTTTGGTACGTTAGCTTTAGTGTGCGCTTTATATGGCGGTATAGAGCAGATGAGCGAAGAATTGAGGACGATGATACTTGCCGTTGATGGCGGTTTCATCGGCTATTACAACAAGGGTGGGAAGTATTCTCACATTAACTTATATTGGTTAGAACAGTTGGGACTTACAGAATATCTTTTACCAATACTGGAAAAGCATGATATGAAGTATTTCCAAGACTTCTCAGTTGAGCATGGATTATACGATAAAATCACTATTTCAGAGGATGGTTATTTAGACTCACCTACATATGAGGTGCCAGATTGTAAGTTTGAGCTGGTGCAACCAATTAAAAAGGTATTTACGTCTGCCTATGATGCAAGGCAGCGTGTAAAAAATAATGAAAAAATTATAGTCTCTGCCGAGACTTATCAGGATCAGTACGTCCTGAATATCGCAGTATAGCGAAATATAGGAATAAAAAGGAGAAGAATCAATAATGACAAATTTTGACTATAGAACATTCAAGGAAGATTTAAAGAAGAGATTTTACTGGTGCTACTCAACGCAAGAGAAAAAATATCTCACTGAAAAAGGTTACAAGTATCTTTTCCGTTGTACCCATTTTGAGACGGGAAATTTCTTCTGGGTTTATGATGTTTCAGATGCACTTATGGAAGATGTAAAAATCTGGAAATCACAATACCAGAAAAAGAAAGTGAGTGAAGCAGTGGTTGAATAGCAGTCTCACATCTGAAGAGATTTATGATCGTTATGGTCATGGACTTTCTGAAGAAAAAATTATGTCATTATATAAATACGAAGCTGGGGAACTGTCAAAGGAAAAATATAGTGGTAAGGAATATATGCTTACATATGATCCTCTTACTGCATATGCCCTTCGACAGAAGTACCCAGTTGTCGTGTGGGGAAAAATATATAGAAAGAAGAGAGCTTTTGTGTTCCGAAAATCAAGACCTAAGATGTTAGAATTTTGATTTTTTGAACACGTATTATAGAAAAATAAAGGATAAAAATTAACATGGAATATAAGAATTATAATAAACGTCCCAACAAAAAGAATTATATGGGATATGTAACACGATGGAATAAGCGTGGATACGGATTCGTCCGCTGCTATGATGATGGAGAGACTTATTATTGCAGCCAAAAGGTTATCAATGGAGAGCCATATCTGGTACAGGGTTCGATTGTAAATTTCCAGATTGGACATGGAGTTGACAGGGACGGAGAACCTATGAGTTATGCGTACAATCTTCTGATGGTGGAAGAATGGGAACCCACAGAGAAAAAGCAACGAAAAAAGGGAAAGAAGAGGAATAAATAAGTTGATAAAAAAAGATAATATTTATTGGAGAAATAATTTTTTGCTTCAAATTACGGGAAAATGCAATTTGAATTGTGCGCATTGCTTTGAAAATGGTTCGCAAGATATTGAAATGTCTACAGAAATAATGGATAGGTTATTAGATTTTTCTGATAAATTCGATGATATTATTTTTAGTGGTGGAGAGCCTACTCTTGCATTGGATAAAATGCAATATTTTTTAAATGAATGTAAAAGAAGAAATAAAAAAATATATAGGATAGATGTTTTTACAAATGGAACTGGGTTTAATCAAGAGTTTTATAATATTCTTTTGGGATACAAGAGATATATTAGATTGTGCTTAGAAGAATATGTAGGAAAATCTGTA